TTTGGGATGACCGAAGAACTCCTAAATATACCCCTGTTTACTTTTATACCAACCTTTATTTTAACCCAATTAAAGATTCTTTTTTCACCTTTAGAATAACCTTTAAGTATAGACATAAAAAAAACCATCATTTAGATGGCTTTTTCATTTTAGACTAAATCTATTTAATCAATCTTTAGCTGCTCAACAAAGACTTTAGTTTTTTTATCGTATACATTTATCACCTTTGCCCCTTTAGTGGCTGCAAATGCCTTAAAATTGGCAAGATTTGTAATGTTGTGATACTTTGTTGGTCTGCGATTAGTTTCTTCAGAAAAAAAAATAATACAGTTGTAGTAATTCATAATTTTTATATATCTTTGAAGTGAAAGAAGAACCTTCTATAATAAAGGGGTTTATTAGATTAGGAGCAGCAATTTTATTGCTGCTTTTTTTGTTCCAGTATGCCATAGATTCTACCAATGCAGAAAAAAATAGCTGCTGTAATTAATAAATCTATATTCATTAAGTATATTTTTCTGTAGTATTAATCCATAAATTACGAAATAACCAATCAAAATCTAAATCATTATAATATTCATCATCAGTAACAAACCTTTCAAAATCATTATGATTCATCCATTTTTCTTTTTTAAATGGATATCCTATAAATCCAATAACCATACTAAAACGTCTATAACTATAACCTTTAGTAAATTCTTTAAAAGTTTCATTTTCTAACCATAAATTAATTCTTCTTTGTGCTTCTTCTGTAATTTGTACATACCTTTCTGTTGTCATTTTGTTTAGTTTTTGATTTTATTATAATTAATGTTTCTTTTTCTTATTATTTTATTAGGAGATGAATAAGCATACATTCTAGTACCTAATCTCGTTTTATAATTTTTAAATCGCATTTTTAAGCAATCTAATTTTATAGATAATATTAAATTCATAATTTTTAGTTTTTGATTTTATATAATTCGTTTTCTTTGTGTACCCATCTTTTTTCTATCCATTCTTTGACTATTCCTTTACTAGCTGAAACTCCTTTACCAGTAAGTTCCTGTAAATCATTAATTAACTCTTTATAAGATTTTGGAGAATATAAAGATCGGTGTAATAAATCACGTTCATTAAGTTCTGTTTTCTTTTGCTTGGTTTCTTTAGTTTCTTTACCATAAATACTAACTTGTTGCCATTCACCGCCATTATTCATAAGTGTAATGGGTTCAAAATCGTCTGAACTTCTTAGGAATCTGGATGACATTGTAAAAGTTTGTTTTTCTTTGTCCTTTACAATTTCAATAGTACTCTGAGCATATCTATCTGTATTGCTTCCTAGATGACCTAAAGTAGTACCAGCTTGACCTTTACCTTGATGGAGAACTCCTATAATACAGCAATTATAAATTTTGGTTAATCGTTTAAACCAATTAATTAATTTTCTAGATTCTATAGGATCGTTATAATCAAAGATTAAATCTAATAAACCATCTAAAATAACTATAGGAGCATTACTAGTAATTAAATAATGCTCAACCATAGTTAAAATAGCTTTTGGTTCATCTTCTCTAACAGTGAATAAAGAACACCAATCAGGAATGCCATTTATACCAGCAAACTTTTTTATTCTTTCCACCTGACGATAAAAATCATAGTCGGAGCTTTCAGTATCAAAATAAGCTATCTTTCTTCTATCTGGGGGTAGGTATAATTTCATGCCCCATAATCCTGATGGAGTAAATACTGTAGATATCAAAGCTGACAAGAAAGTAGACTTACCAGCTTTTGGCATTCCAGTAAGTATCTGAAAGTTCATAGTTGTAGCAATAATATGCTTATCGTGAATAGTCCAAAGTATTTGGTCTTGACTTGGTTTGTATTCAGAATTGTATTTTCTTGCATCTAGAAGAATATCTAAGGGGTTTATAGTTTCTTCCATTTACATATTTTGAAGCAATCCACATAAATAACCTGCAATTAATAGAGCTATAATAGCTTGAATAGTTTCTTTTTTCACTTTAAAAGTATTAATTGTTCATTAATCTGAAATTCCAAATCGTTAATAGCTGCTTGCAGCAATAATTCAATTTCATACGATAAATTAAAATTTATCATAGATTGATCTAATGATACAAAAGTTCCTTCTACGCCGTAAAAGAAAAAAGTAGGATTTTTAAAGGGAGATAAAGCGAAAATATCATATAATCGCTTTTTTTGTGCCTGAAGTGCTTGAATTTTGCCCAATATTTGGGCATCTTGATTTTGATTCATGTTTAAAGGGGTTTAGACAGTAAATCTATACAGTATTTTTTTATTAACAAATTTATTTTTGTATTGACATAAAAAAACCCAGTAAAATTAATTACTGGGAATTACCATATAAATCAAAACTAACCTATTTAACAAATAATTCTGCTTCTGCTGCTCTACGTTTAGTTAATCCAGCCATAACAGTTAAAATACCATTTATTTTGGCTTTATTCCAGTACTGGAATTGATTAGCTACTATTTTTTTATCTGCTCCAGCATTTAACAATTTAAGTAAAGTACTAGATTGTAAATTACCTATTCCTAGATTATAGGTAAAACTTGTTAAACTATCTAATTGATTTTGATTAATGGGTACTTTAACTACCTTTTTTATATCTGCTACTACTGATGACATTTCTTTCCTAAGCCATTCAATTGCTTTTGTTTCTGTGATAACGTCACCTTTTTTGACAGGTCTTTTTTCATCATAGTTATAAATAGATCCATATCCTATAGTCCATTTACCTGTACCATCATCATAAGCATTTAGGTATTTACCTTCAAAACCTTTTATTAAATTTTCTGCTGCTGATCCTGCCATTGGTAATAATATTAAAAATAACGCTATAGCTCCTATTACTAAATAGGTTTTAGTTTGCTTTTTCATTTTAATGATTTAAACCGTTGGAAGCATCTTTGGCAAATATCAAACCAATACCAGATATTATTCCAGTAACACCGCCTGTAGTATCACCTTTAAATATTAAAGCTATTCCAGTAATAATAGCACCTAATCCAGCTAAGCTAGTTTTCCAGTTTTTCATTTTACTTTATTTTAGATTTTATATAATAATATCTAATAGCACTTAATCCAGAACCTATAGCTACTAGACCAGATAATAAACTAACTATTTGCTGCACATGTACTATAGATATTCCTGCACTAATCCAAGATAATATTAATAAGTTTAAATTATCTTTATCGTTTTCCATTAATCTTGATTAATACTAGATTCAATTACTTTATAAGCATTAGCTGCAACCATTGAGCTTTCAAGATTTTGAAATAATCCTGCCTTAGAAGCTGCGTCTAATATTTCTTTTATAATTTGTAAAGCTTGTTTAGTTTCCATTATTTTAGTCTTGATAATTACCTGTAATAATTAAACCTAATTCTTTAGCTGCCCAATTATATGCAGCATCATTTGAAAACCAGTCGGTAGTATAGTCAGGTTCATTCATATTTAAATATCCTTGAACTAATAAAGTAAAATCATCACTATACAATGTGTAAATAAATGACGCTTTATCTATTAAATTATCAAATTCACACTGTAATTTGAAAATAGTAGCAAATATTTCTTTTCCGTTTACCCAAATTCTTTGGGGTGGGTTTATGACTTTCATTTTTTTATATGTTTGAAGCTAATAAATAATATGTAACACCTCCAATAGACATTTGTACTTTATGCGTGGAAGCTACAGCTATACCTGCTGTTACTGGATTAGTTATTGATATAGCACCTGAAAAATCACCAGTAGAACATAACAAACCAGCCCTTCCTCCATCATTGTATCCGCTTCCTCTAACTGCTAATCTTAAAAAGTTGTCAACATATCCTTGTAAAACAACTCCAGCTCCATCTGCTAAAATATTTAACCTTTGACCTGTTACACTTAATCCGCTTGTTATATCGCCACTAGCAACGAATGCCAAAGCGTCAACCCTACCGTTATTTAAAATTTTTAATCTACTTACCCCATTTAATACATCAAATATTTCAAAATCATTAGATCCAGCGTTATAATTATTTCTAACATTCCATTTACCTACTCCAGCACTTTGTAATTGTAAAGCTGCATTAGTAACTCCAGTACCATTAAAAGTAGCTTGAATACCAGAACTAGCGTGAATATCTAATCTGTTAGAAGCAGGGATGGTAGTTCCTATTCCTATTCCATTAGCTGTTACAGATATACCTGTATTACTTGTATTACCATTAGTAGTAACATTTTGTAATGTTCCTGTAGTACCTGCTCCCTGATCTGCAACCTGAACCCATGCTGAACCTGTATCTCTGTATATTCCTGTAGATGGTGAATCTGAATCTATAAATATTCTACCTGGAAAACCAAAAGTAGGTCTATCTGCTAGGCTACTAGCATAAAATGCAGGAGTAGTTCTTTGATTTAAAACTTCATATTTAACTTCTATGCCTGCCATTATTCAATATTTAGATATCTTTTTCTAATTACTACACAATTGTTACCTGTTGTGCTAGTTCCGAAATTCACAAAGAATTTTTGATTAGTTAGTTCTCCTGCATTACCTGTAATAGTCAAACTTTGATTTTGTTGCAATGGCACATTCTCAATAGTTACTACAGGTAAACCGTAATTAATAAAAGTAATAGTATTACAGTCACTATTTACATACTGTGAAAGATCTACAGTATAAAAGTCTGTAGCATATCTTAATATTTCAAATGCAATATTTGCCATTTTATAAAGTTTGTGGTATTACAAATTTAATGTTATAAACAGGCTTCTGATCATCTGGAACAGGTTTAAATGCAACCTGCTCTGCTGGACTCAATAAAGTAGATTGATTTAAAATAACAGGAGTACTATTTTGTACTACTGTACTTTTTTTCTTTTGGTAATAATTATATATATAATAAATTCCCAAACCTGCTAAAGCTATATAAACAAGATTTAAATCTTTTTTTTTCATTTTATGCGTATTGAACTTCGTTAGGTAATACAAACCCAGGTAAACCAGTATCAAAAGAAACTCCAAATACTATAGATAAAGTTCCATTTTGATTAGTATCTGTGACAGTCATACCTAAATTTGGATCTTTAAAAGTATATATCAAATTACCATCTCTATCGTAAATTTTAGTACCCAATTTAGAATAAACTTGATAAGTTCCAGATGGTGGATCTTTCTGAGCTATAAAATAATTATTTAGTTCTCGTGTTTGAGTTTGTCCTTTCTTTTTAAATGTGGAAAGAAGAAACAATACAGCAGCACCAATACCCAAATAAATATATGTAGATTGATTTTTTTTTGCCATTATTTTAAATTATTAGCGTATGTAACAAGATTATTTAGATTTTCTTTTGTTAAACCATCCCAAGGAAACAAACCTCCTCCGTTATCTAAAAAATATAATAAATCTGATCCCTTTTTTTCTCTCCATTTATCTGCTAAATAACTAACCTGTGTTTTATAACTTAACCTTTTAAACTGAGCTAATATAGATTCGTAATTATCTGATATTAAAGTAAAAGCATTTTCTATTTTATTAATCATATCATCTGTAACAGCTTTAGTAATTATAATACTACCTGTTTTTGCTTTCCAAAGTTTAGGATCAAATGGAGATTCATTTTTGATTAAT